TGCAAAATCGCCCTTGGCCAGAAGTGTTTGCTGAAGTATGGAATGGTGATGATTCACGTGGATACACATTTAAGAAAAGCCACGCAGTTTCCTACGCGGCCCTGGTAGCACTACACATGAACTTGCTCAGTCAAGACGCCGCACAAGTGTGATTGATTTTCGTTTGGTTTTCTTGCGAGCAATGTCCATCAAACTGCAAGCTGGCCCGTGTAAAATTTCTAGATCTTTGTTGGAGAATGTGCGCAAGGTAGGACGAAACTTGTCCCACTCTCCTCGCAGGAATATGTTTATGGGTATGCTACGATTGCTTTCCCACCACCAAGTGGCTGCTAAATCCAGATACTCTAGCTTGGCATCTTGAGTAAGCACAGCACCAAAATCATAGATAGTTGTGACAGCATCGTCTTTGTTTTGCACCACACCTACATATTCTTCATTAGCATACACGCATAGTGTTATAAAGGGGTATTTTACCGCCAATTTTTGAAAGATATCATTACCCATAAATATTGTTCGAGGATCCTATGTATTCAACCACCGTTTACTTATACCAGCAAATTACCAAAGTCTTGTTAGTTGACACCAGTGGTGGATATTTCACAGCGAGGTACGACCCAGTGTATGCAAAACAATTAACCGTTAACAAAGGCGTAGACAATGTTCTACTGTTTGAATTTATCAATCAAGAGGAAAAGCCTGTAAACATCACAGGCAGCACTTTTATGTTTAGATTGATGAATCAAACTGGTGATCAGTTGTTGGTCGAAAAACCCATGGTCACACTCAGCGCCACGCTGGGCAGAGTAAAAGTGGTGCTGGACAATGAAGATACCATCAACATCACAGCACAGCCCGGCAGTTACAGCATACAACGCACAGCAGGAGACTATGTGCAAGCCGCGTATGTGGATGCCAATTCAGGTGCTAGAGCAGACTGCAACATTGTGAATTCAGTGCTGCCTGCATTTGTGCCTAGTGAAGTGCTGACCATTCCTACAATCTACGGCAAAGCACAGCAGTTGGTTCCTGGTCCCACAAACTGGCCAGACTGGGCATTGTATCCACAACCTGTGAATACCACACAGCTTACAGAATTCTTTTCAAGCCACATGCCCACAAATGGACAAAGTTTGACCACAGTCAAAATGGACTTGGATCACTTTACCGGAACAGTTAAATTCCAAGCTGCCGAAACCTACGAATCAGTCTGGTATGATGTTACCAGCAGTCAACAATTTCTTAACGAAACTTCCACTCAGTATTTTAACGTAGTGGGATTCCATCCATTGATTCGTGCTGCCTTCAACAACAGTCAAGGATCACAAGCACAGGCCACAGCAGTGGTAACCAACGGGGTGGTCACTGCTATCAATGTGACCAATGGTGGCCAAGGTTATGTAGCACCGCCTAAAGTACAAATATTAGGTGACGGTGCAGGTGCCGAAGCCATTGTGACGTCAGTGGGTAATGGTCAAATTGGTGCAATCACTGTCACAAATGGCGGATCAGGATACTTGCCATTGCAATATCAAGGCACCGTTTGTGCTCAGGTCCTGATTTCAACTGGTTATATTACCAACCTCCAATATCGTTGATTTAGTACAGCTGATCTGCTATACTGTATAGATGCTTGACATCCTAGCTTACCTACCTGCAAAAAGAAAACCCACACCATCAGGTTGGTTGAGTTTCACTGCGGTTTGTTGTCAGCACAATGGTAGCACTCGGGACACAAGAGGTCGCGGTGGGCTCAAAGCTACTGAACAAGGATGGAGTTATCACTGTTTCAATTGTGCCTACACAGCCAGTTTTATCATGGGTCGTACCCTAAGCGTGAAAGCTCGTAGATTACTTGGCTGGATGGGGGTGCCAGATAACGAAATTGAAATGCTCAATTTGGAAAGCCTGCGGCATCGTAGCATACACGGCATATTAGAAGATCGACAACAGGCATGGAATCACTTGGCTGGCATTGCATTTGAAGAACGCGACTTGCCACCACATGCTGAGTTGTTGATGCCTGAACATATACCGTATTGGGACTATGTGCGTGGTAGACATGTGCCTGAAGACTTTCCTATGATGGTACAAATAGTGAATGATGGTGTTCATTGGACACGCCCGCACGTGGTCGTACCATTCACATACGAAAACAAAATTGTGGGATACACTTGTAGATTTTTAGACAACAAACAACCCAAGTTTATTTCAGACAGTCAACCAGGCTATGTGTTTGGCACAGATTTGCAACACCAGGATTGGTCCAATGTGATTGTGACAGAAGGTATATTTGATGCGCTGTCAATTGGTGGTGTGGCTGTGATGCATAATACTGTAAGTGAAGCACAAGCTCGACTGATACGCAATCTAAGTCGAGACATAACTGTAGTACCTGACCAGGACCTTGCAGGTGTAGAACTGATTGATCGTGCTGTGGAATTGGGATGGGCGGTAAGTATACCCGAGTGGCCAGACGGCTGTAAAGATGTCAATGATGCTGTAATTGCATTAGGACGTGTTGGCACCCTGCTAACTATAATGCAATCAAGAGAAACCAGTAAGATCAAAATAGAACTAAGGAAGAAACAACTTGTTAAAAGAATACGGACTTGACGTCCAACGTTTATTTCTAGAAATGATGTTGGAGGACGCACAAAGCTATGTGCGTGTTCAAAACATCTACAACCCGCAGAACTTTGACAAGAGTTTGAGACCTGCGGCTGAGTTCATTAAAGAACACTCAGACAAGCACAAGACCCTGCCTGACCGTATGCAGATCTCAGCCACCACGGGCGTTAAATTACAGGCTGTGCCAGACTTGAACGAAGGACACTTTGACTGGTTCATGGGCGAGTTTGAAGCATTTACTCGACGGCAAGAACTAGAACGTGCTATTTTGAAAGCCGCAGACTTGTTGGAAAAAGGTGAATATGATCCTGTTGAAAAGCTGATCAAGGATGCAGTACAGATATCACTCACTAAAGACATGGGCACAGACTACTTTGCTGATCCTAAGGCTCGAATTGAGAAATACTTTAACTCGGGCGGACAAGTAAGCACAGGCTGGCCACAACTGGACAGATTGTTGTATGGTGGGTTTAGTCGCGGTGAGCTGAACATCTTTGCAGGCGGGTCAGGATCAGGCAAGAGCTTAGTTATGATGAATATTGCACTGAACTGGCTACAACAAGGAATCAGCGGTGTGTACATCACACTAGAACTTTCAGAAGAGCTTACGTCATTGCGTACTGATGCCATGTTAACCAACATGAGCACTAAAGACATTCGCAAGGACATAGACACTACAGAGCTCAAGGTCAAGCTGGTGGCCAAGAAGTCGGGCAACTATCAGGTCAAAGGTTTGCCAGCACAATCAAACATCAATGACATTCGTGCGTATTTGAAAGAGTATCAAATTCAAACAGGCAAGAAGGTAGACTTTGTGATGATTGACTACTTGGACTTGTTGATGCCGGTAAGCGCCAAAGTATCGCCCAATGACTTGTTTGTGAAGGACAAGTATGTTTCAGAAGAACTGCGTAACTTGGCCAAAGAGCTGGGCATCTTGATGGTTACAGCGTCACAGTTGAATCGATCAGCTGTGGAAGAAATTGAATTTGACCACAGCCACATTTCGGGTGGTATCTCTAAAATTAACACAGCAGATAATGTGTTTGGTATCTTTACAAGTCGTGCAATGAAAGAGCGCGGCAAGTATCAGATCCAGTGTATGAAGTCTCGAAGCTCGACCGGCGTTGGTCAAAAGATTGATTTGGAGTACAACATTGAAACCATGCGTATTACTGATGAAGGCGGGGATGACAACGAGAACGGGTTTAGCAAAAAGCCCAGTACAAGTATCATGGACTCGATCAAAGCAAAAAGCCAGGTTAATGCAGCCGCAGAAGACGCCAAATCTGTACCTTGGGAACGACCCCAAGCTAAAGAAGGTTTTGATTTAGAAACACCCAAGGTCACAGCAGATGTGCAAAGCGCCAAGCTCAAGCAATTGTTGGGCAAGATCAAAACATCATAATGTATCATTTTTCTGATGTTCGTCATGTACATTTAGAGATTTCTAGTCTGTGCAATGCGGCTTGTCCACTGTGCCCTAGAAATTTTTATGGATATCCTTATAACGATGGATATGTTGAACACAACATGACATTGGCCGAAGCAAAGCAAATATTTTATCCTGAGTTTGTGCAACAACTTGATGTAATATACATAAACGGAAATTTTGGCGATGCAGTGATGAATCCCGAAACTGTTGACATTATTAAGTATTTGAAATTGTGTTCGCCTATGTTGGCAGTATCAATGAGTACTAATGCAGGCGCTAGAGATCGAAAATATTGGGAAACATTAGCCGGTCTTAGAATCAAAGTACTATTTTGCATTGACGGTCTAGAAGATACCCATAGTCTATACAGGCAAAACACTCTGTATTCAACAGTAATTAAAAACGCTGAAATTTTTATTGCAGCAGGCGGCCATGCTGTGTGGAAAATGATTAGTTTTGAGCATAATCAACACCAACAGGCTACAGCACAATCATTGAGTAAACAAATGGGATTTAAACTATTTGAATTTGTTGATCATGGAAGAAATCAGGCGCCGGTGTTTGACAAACACCAACAACTTTCACACACAATAGGCAAACCTGTTAATGTTGAATTTCATCGTTTGTGGAAGTCCCGCACTCAAGATGAAGTGTTGTTAGAAGATATTTTGCCTGGAAGAACTCCAAAAAATATTCAGTGTCGAGTCAAAAAACAAAAATCAATTTACATTTCAAGCACAGGAGATGTATATCCTTGTTGTTTTCTAGGGTTTGCTCCAAAAACTTATGGCCATGGAAATTATCATGCGGCAGCAAATGCACAATTTCAACATTTTGTACAAGAAAATAATGCACTAGAGTATGGATTAGAACACAGTATCAATTGGTTTAATTCGATTGAAAAAACTTGGGTTATTCCAACATTTGAAGAAGGCCGCCTGGTTATTTGTAATGATGTGTGTGGGCAAGAATCCGCTAAATAATCCAAAGGTCCTTGAGTAGATGCAAAAACGCACCCGCAGTTTATTAGATGAATTAGACGATTTGTACATCGAGCGTGATCGCCACCTGTTGATTGAAAACCGTGCGGCCACTCTCATTGCAAATGCTATTAGATTGCTAGAACAAATTGACACAGAATTTCCAGCTGACCAAGCTGAAAATCTGCAACGCAAATTGCTGAATGCTATTCGTACCAGAGACTCGGGCAAGTTTGCCAGATCAGTGAGAAGAACAAATGCAGATACATGAAATCACACGCCGTAGAACAAACGAAGGCATACTAAGCGGGATTGCTGGAGCAGCCAAAGCAGTTGGATCACAAATTGCGGCCCAAGCAAACGATTACGCTACCAAAAAAACTGGAGTAGACTTTAGCAAGCTCGGACCAAACAATCCATATGGTGCGCAACAGAGTAGGGCTGCTGCTGCCGCAAAACCAGTGATTGAAAAGCAGGCCATTGAGCAGCAAAAACTCTGGACTCAAGCTCTTACTCAAACTATGCGAGATGCTGGCGTAACCAACTTGGCTGTTTTGCCTTCGGCCAAAAAAAGCGAAGTTGAAAAATCCTTGATCACACAGCTTCATACTAACTTGTTGCGCAACAGTTTGGGTAGAGACTACACACAGTTAGGCACTTATGTAGATAAAGATCCTAGTGTGCAGGCTCAGGCTCAGGATATTGTAAAAAAAATCAACGATGCCAAAAACAAATTGATGAATTTTGCATCCTCTACCTATGATGCTGACAGCAAACAAGGATGGCAAGAACTGGCACAAGGAGCTTATGAGGCCATGTCTTTGACACAGTTTCAACGTGGCGGCGCTGAAACTGCACTGGGTACACTGACCAGTAGATTAGGGCTAACTGTGCCTGCCGTTGACGCTGTCAAAATATTATTGCGTGGTGCTACACCTGTGCGAGCTCCAGACCCCAATACGTTGGCCTATCTTGAAGCCTACGGTTTCAACCCTTATCGTCCAGCAGGTACAATAAGTGCAGCCGGGGCCGCTGCCGAAACCAATATTAAAAGCAAAATAGGTCCAGCAGCTCTAACGCAAATCAACAGAATCGTCAGTGGCCTGCCACCAGTTACCTCAGGCGGACCAGAAGTAGAAGATTGGTTGCAAACATTGGGATTCCGATTATGATTGGGGCACTATTCGAAGGCGGTAACGTATTCAAAGACGCCGATGGCAACCCATTAACTGGACGTATCAATCAAAGCGATGTGCCAGCCACAGTGCAGTGGTTGGAAGCACTCACAGGCTTAGAATTTCCACGTGAACGTTGGCTGGGATCAACTGGACGTAAGCCTACATCAGGTGACATGGACATGGCAGTGGATGCCAGTGAAATATCCAAAGAACAACTCACAGCAAAACTAACACAATGGGCAATAAGCCACGGGCAAGACCCCAAGGCCTGGGTAAAGAAAGCTGGCGAAGTACACCTGCGTACACCCATCAACGGCCGTCCCGAAAATGGTTATGTACAAACAGACTTCATGTTCTTTCCTAACTTGGATTGGGGACAGTTTTATTATGGTGGTGCAGATGATTCTGCCTACAAAGGCATGAACCGTAATGTGCTAATGAGTTCAATTGCCAAGCAACTGGGACTCAAAGTTGGTGCCAATGGCATGTTCAGTCGTGCCACCAATCAGCTGGTAGATGGTGGTATGGATCCTGATTATGTGGCCAAAACATTGCTAGGCACAACAGCCACTAGAGAAAATCTTAAGAATGTGGAAAGCATTTATGCTGCTCTAGCACGGGACCGAGCCCGTGATGCCAAACTAGCTGACTTCCGTGAATACCTGAGTCGCGAAGGCCTGCAAGAGCCAGATCTGGTTCGAGAAAACAGTGATGTGCATTTCCTGGCCAAACTGCGTGATAGAATTGTAAATCAAGGCATGCAACCACTGATTGAAACAGAAGCAGCCAACCCATATCAAATTTACGAAGCTGAAGAACCCGGAGTAGGTGGCAGAGCCAAAGGTATTGAACACTTGGAAGATCTAATATTCCGCAAAGGTTCACGTGGCGTGGATGAAGCATTGGCTATTATCCAACATGCCGCAGAGGCACCGCAAAAGACCACCAGCGTGAAGTGGGATGGTAAACCTGCTGTGATATTTGGCCGCAAGCCCGACACAGGAGAGTTTGTGCTTACAGATGGTTCGGGTTTTGAAGCCAAAGGTTACGATGGACTTGCCACTTCGCCACGAATGATGGCACAGATTCAAAGCACACGCAAAGGCGAACGCAGGGAGTTGGTTCAGCTGTATGCTGATCTTTGGCCACAGCTAGAAGCGGCTGTGCCTGCAAACTTCCGTGGCTATGTGAAAGGCGATCTGTTGTACTATCCACAACAGCCATGGACAGAAGAAGCTGGCAATCTTGTGTTCAAACCCAACACAGTGCAATATCGTATACCTGCCAAGAGTGCATTAGGACAACGAATTCGCAACAGCACCACAGGCATTGCCATGCACACCATGTATGCTGACCAAGGTGAACCCAAGCAACCACTCAGCAGAGTAAAATTCAATGAAGTTCCGGGATTATTCTTAATTGAACCAATTTATGGTAAAGGCATAGCACCACAGGATCCTGCACAAGCCAAGGGGCAATCCGCACTGATCAAGCAAATCAAACAAATACGCAACAGTAAGGGTGCTGCCATTGATACCTTGTTTAATCCTTCTGAACTGCGAGCCATGCAAATTACAGACTTGGCCAAACTGTGTGTGGATTACATTAATTTTAGAGTCAAACAACCCAGTGGCAATTTTGACAATCTATTAGCAGGGTTTGGCGAGTGGCTACAGACCAAAGTTACTCCAAAGAAATTTGCCAACATTGTGGAATATCTAAAGAGTCCGGCTAGCAATACAGAAGGCCTGGCTGCTGCGTTTACCCTGTTTATTCTACTGCATGACTTGAAGCTGGATATCTTACGTAACTTGGATTTGAAAGATCCAGGACACGAAGGCTGGGTAATGGCCACACCTGCAGGCTATGGCAAAGCAGTAAATCGCTTTGATTTTACTGCTAGAAATGCCGCACAAAACAATCCTCAACAGGCGTAATTTTTGCCAAAAGACTAAATAAAAGCAGGTCCACCGAGACCATTAACTT